TGAAAAAGAAGTTTGGGAAAGTTTGGGATGGAAGAGAATGGGGAGCAGACAGGGAGCAGAAAAGGAAGGCCGTTGGAATCATTGATGAATAAGGGGTTGCTGGCTGGGGGACGAGGAGTCGAACCTCTTTCCCTATATGTCTTAACCTATGGATTTAATTAAAATCACCCCCTTAAAATAGTATCTAATTTTAGGGGGACAGTATGGGAGCAGGAGGGAATATGAAAACTTTATTTATCTTCATCTTTATCGTTTTACTCGTAGTTCCTGCTGTTTCGTTAGCAAAAGAGATTGACATTTCGGTTACTGGAAGCATTGGATATGGTCATGCTAAATGGGGGAGTGGGGAGGCGATTCAACTTCTTGGGGCTATGGAGAAGTCAGCCGTAATCTATAATCCGGCTATTCAGATAAAATATAACAAGTGGGCGTTTCAACCAACTCTCGAATTTAATTACCGGTGGACGAAGTATGACTTCTCGACATGGCAAGCTCCAGTTCAAAAGATGGAGCCCAGGGCATGGTCCTTTCTCTTAGGCCTAACAAAGGACTTTAATTTCCTCTACGCCTATGCCCTGGTAGGAATGACCTTCTATAATGCTAATCCGAGTTTAGTAGAAAGGCATCCTCCACTCTATCACGGAACCAACATAGGGATTGAATCAACTCTTTTTACCTACAAAGTCGGAGCGTATAAACTCTGGAAGATAGGCCCACTCGAAGTTGGCCCCGAGTTATCACTCCAGGGTTTCTTTACTAAGCCTGGATTTGAAAGATGTAGGAAGGGAAGGGAAAACATTATTCAGCCTAATGTGGGGATAAGGGTTCAGTGGTAAGGCGGCCAATGGTGTGGGTGCCAATAAAGGGATAAATGACTACTTTATAATGTCGTAGCCAGCCACTTAACACCCATTGGCCGTCTAAGGAGGGGAAAGGATGATACCTAAACAAGAAGACTGGATAACTGAACGTGGTGTACCGGATGGGTATGAACCAGTATGGCCCAATGACCCAAAAGCAACTCACGCAATTTGTGGATGTGAGAGGCATATATTAGTGTTGAAGGATGACGATAGTCATTCTTGCGTATGGTTATTTCTATTAAAGAAATAAGTCCATTGGCCGTAGGAGATTTATGCAAAACCCCGTTATAAGAAAGGGTAAGCGAATATTGAGAGAACAGGAAACAAAACTCTATCAGATGCATATTATATTGTGTTTGAAAACAAGAAAGGATGCTCTGACACCAGAAGAATGGGGAACTTTGAGTTTTCAAGAGAAGGCCATAGCGGCAGGAAAAGAATAGCCCATTGGCCGTTTAAGGAGGGAAAATGGATGAGATGTATGAAGTGAGGAAACGTCCATCAGATAAAAAATGGTGTATTTATCTTAGGAAATATAATGTAGTTATTGCAGTTTTTGTAGATGGTTGTAATAATGATGCACAAAAAATCAGGAAAATATTGGAAGGAATGAACAAGGGTAAATAGAGGGGGGAAGGGTGATTTGGGATAAAATTACAGCCTATTACTTTTTAGTTATAGGATTCTTTATAGGAATCCTCACGGGTTGGTTACTTTGGCAATAGCCCATTGGCCGGGGAGGGGAAGATGGATGAGAAGGTAAAAGAAAATCCCTTAGCAATAAAAAGCGGAGATATATTTCCCGGACCTGAATTGAAAGTATCATCTGCTTATATTCAGAGGATTGTTAAAGAAAATAATAGATTATCAGAAGAATGGCAAAAATGCCATGATTGGAATAATAAAATAGTGGACGAAAATCAGAACTTGAAGGCAAGAATCAAAGAAACCGAACAGGAAAGAGAACGTCTTTCTAAATTGCTGATTTTAGAAAGGATGAAGGTAGTGGAATTGGAGGGTGAACTCTCCAAGTGGAAGGCTCCACATGAAGACAGTGAACTTCAAGAAATGAAAGAACAATCTCAACAATCCTCGTTATCTGCAAAACAGGCTTATATAAATGCACTTGAATGGAGAGTAAAACATTTGGAGAGAAATGTGAAGGAGTTGGAGGAGGGATTAGAAAAAATTGGTAGAGATAAATACTGTGAAGTTTGTTTTGGATCGTTAGAGCTTGATGGAAGTTGCCTAACCTGTAGACTTGCTAAAAAAGCAATGGAGTTAACGGGGGGGATTGAGGAATATTTAACTATGGGTGATACTGGAATACTCTATAAACTTGTGGAGAAGAAATAATGTGCCCTTTTTACGATGATGAAACTTGTATGTGTTCAGAAATTGATATCTGCATTCATGATCCAGAATGGTATTTAGATTGTGATGTATATTTGGAGGGGGAAGATGAATGAGAAGATAAAAGAGATTGAGGAAAGTTTACAGCATCCGATGTTTATTAAAGAACCTAGAAAGCATTTACAATCTGGACAAGCAAGGGATGATATCAAATATCTCCTCTCCAAAATCAAGAAGTTGGAGGAATTAACAAAAGATATTGGAAGTGATAAGGCATTATCAGAAGTGCTTTATGAATACCATGAGCGAGCAGATAAGGCAGAGGCAAGAATCAAGGACTTGACAGAGGGGATTGAGAAGCAGATACGTCCCAACTGTCCTTGTAGTTTATGTGAGTATTGGAGAAAGTTGGTGGGGAAGGAATGATGGATAGAATAAAGGAATTGGAAAGGGAGATTAGAAAATTAATAGATAAACCAAAGAAGATGCAGAAAATAATGAGAAAACATAAATTTGTGATAGATAATTTAGAAGATAGATGGCAAAAATTAGCTTTTACTTTTTATACAGAGATTGTTGAAACAGATTGTAGACTTAAAAAATTGGTAGAGGAGAAATGAGGTCAACCCGTGAGAATTGACCTTTTTTACCACCTCCCTACCCTGAATTCATTTCCTTCAATGATAACACCCTGACCGCCCTGACCTTTCCAGTATCCAGAGTTCTTGTACATTCCATCTATTTCTGCATAATGGATATGGCCTATGACCAAAGGGATTGATCTTTCATTTGCCCATTTTTTCATTATTACCTTTATGTCCTCATGCCTTGTGGACCCAGCACCAAAAGGGTTCGGGATGCCCAGATTGTCGTATAATTTCCAGATATGAACTGCTGCCTCCCCTATAAAAGATAACTGGTCATCAACTGGATCTCCCTTGTGACCATGCGTTATGAGAATGGGGGGATCAGAGTCTAACACTATGGCCTCCGGCAGGTCTGTCCGTTTATTATCATGGTTCCCACGTGTCCTAATGTCAGAATGCAAGTCCCCGTAGTATTTATACGGAGCGTCTCCAAATTCCCACAAATCATCGAGGTCGCCGTTATCTATGAGAAGATACCCAGTTTGACGGAAGGATTGTCGGACCTGATTATGTAAGTCCTCATTCTTGAGGAACTGGTCTGCAACGCTTTTATCCCCCCGGTGCTGATCGGAGAAGACTACTGCCTTGCTCGTTGAACCCCATGGGATTCTTGTGGCGTTCTTCAGGAACCCATCGAGGAGGCCCCATATTATTTCTTCCTCGATGGCAAATAGTCTGTCGTCCATTTCCATTTTAAAGTCCTAACGCAGTGACGTAGGGCAATATTTTTGCTAACACCGCCGGAAAGAATGTCTGCATAATTTGATCAACTCCACTCTTTACGATAGATCCCCAAATCCATCCCCACAATACGACGACTTGCCCCATATCCTGATCCGTAAGCTCCTCACAGGTAAGAATCCCGTTCGCATCCTTTTTGACGCACTTCGCAGCAATGGTATCGAGCGTCTTGATGTCGTCACTGCAAGCACAAGGCAGCAATGTAGTGAACTTTTTAAGCACTACAGTAAGGGCACTTGAATTAAGAGGCCATGTCGAGGCTATTTCCCTGGCCGCAATTCGGGTCGTGGCAGCATTTTGCTGGTCCATTACCGAGACCTTAGTCATAGCACTTTGATACGTTGCACAACCCATTAGAAACAGAAAAAAAAATGATATTATAATGAGCTTTTTCATTTTACTTCCTCCTTTCATTGTCTTATTGTTCCTCCAGTCACATTGAAATCCTTTGCAAGGAAACCTATTACTGCAACCGCTATCGCCATGATCAATGCGTGAGGATCAATCTTGCCCGATTGAATAATCGGATAAATGGCGATGCAAACGGCGCCCAGCAAACCAAACAAAGAAGTCTTCCAGTTTTTCCCTAACATTTAACTCACCTCCTTTCATTTCTCATAAAGCATCCTCCTGCCTTTCATGAAAGTATCTTTGAACTTCCCTTCGCAGTTGAGGGTTTCTATCGTTTAGAACATAAAGCCCCTGCCAATCCCTCTTCAAATCCGTATCGGGGTTAAACTGACATTTTACCAGAATGTTTTCCCTTGTTGCATATTGCCTTCCGGCTTTTGGCCCATGCCAGTAATGAAGGCAAACACCATTGACAACCCCTGCATTTCCACAAATAGCCCGCTCCTGCCACAAGCTTTGCTTTGCACGGTTCTCCCACTCAAAGAGCCGAGCCTTGAGCCGAGGATGGTACTTTCTCTGTAAATAATAATCAAGATGACCAACCAACGCATAGGCCATATAACTGTCTCCAGCTCCAAGGATGCAATAGTCAATTAGACCTCCCAACTGGTCCCAGGCTTCTCTTCGCATGGCCCACGCAAGACCAGGTGCTCCAGGATAGAAAGGCTTTTTTTCGATGCTTGGATAAGGATAGGGATAAGGATAACCAGTTTTTATGGTGTGGATTACCTTCTCTGGATTTCCGTTCATCCACCAATCAATAAAGCTCCTAATCGTTCCTCTCAAATTGTAGTCCGAATCGAGATCGTGCATCTGAGTCCACATCTGCACAACGGGCCAATGCTGGAGAGCATGAATCGTTTCGTCTGCCCAGTCAGAACGGACGAAGTGAGTATCTGCATCCACCCAGGCCACATAGCTCCAGTCCTTCGGGAGCCTCTGGACTCCAAGATTGATAGCGTTCTCCTTGTACCAAAGTTCATGGTGTGTCCTCAGTTGCAGGTGGCGAGGATTATCTGGTTGTGTGACGGCGAATTCTCTTTCTCCAAATGCAATCTCTACCGTATAGAGGATCGCACCCGTGTTCTCACAGGATAAGGCAAAGTCCTCATAGAGTTTCCATCGGCTTCGATACCTGGGAGAGTTGAAGACCGTCGTAATTACATAAAGTGGTTTTTGGATTCGGTCTGGCCGCTGAAAAAAAGTGTTTATGTGAGCCATAATTCACCCCTATCCCTCAAAAGAGTAGATATGCCAAGACTGTTCGGGCTTTCCTCCCATAGCCGTCCATTGGGTATGCCAGTAATCCCATCCCTTTACGGGATCACAACGGTTTCCATTTGCATCCCAGAAGAAGATGTATGCAGCCAAACCCAACTGATAGGGGGATACATTACTAACACCATCATATCCAGTCAGACCAAGTTCAAACAGTATCCTTACCGCAAGCCTTGATTGCTGGACGAAACCGAGTACGGGTCTTTCCCCCTCGTTGACCATTTGCTGAAGCAATGCAGATATTTTTGACGTGAACTCTATCCTATCCATTTTTTACCTCCTTCCAGGTTTAAAATTTGATGTAAAGAACTCAAGCGAATTCATGGCTTGATCTCTGTTGGTTTATCCTTACCATTGTTAATATCCCCTGACCTTCTCATGCTCAACCCTACGGCAATTCCAAATAATCCTGTAAATGCCGCTGTGACGATTGTATCTGCTTTATCAGGAATACGTAATATGAAAAGAATAGAAAGGGCTGTAACCGCCACAATAACCAGAACCTTGTCATTTATGAAAACCTGACAGAGTTTAACGAGAGTATCCATTTAACTCACCTCCTTTTAATAAAGCCAAATTACATCCTGTGGATGTTCCTCAACCGTATCCAGATGAATAAAGGTTTTACCAATTCCAATTCGCTTAATCCCCCTCTTAATGGCACAACTGACAATTTTAAATCTTATTTGTGATAGAGCAGCAGCCACATCTATTGCCTTTCCTTTATTGTGATTTCCATCCCCATGGATTTCTTCATCATGCTTGGTGCATCTGAATCCTGAAACTACTCCTATCGGTTCCCCAACATCTTCTCTGATCGAGTCCATAAGGTCCATGAAGGTAGGATTCATATTGCATTGACCACAACATTTACACTGCAATTCTGATTCCGAGAAGTATTTGCTCATTTTCCTTCCTTTAAAAGCGAAATACCGTTTTTGCCACTCCTGAGATGAAACCTCCGATCAATCCAAATACCCCACTCACAGTCATATCGAGCTTCTTTCTATTTTCCAGAGTTTTAAACCTTCCATTGCAGCTCATTAATCTATTCTCGCAGTCAATATCTTTTTTACAGAGAAGAGTATAGACATTAGCTGTGTAATCAAAAAGAATATTTAACTTTGTGTTCGGGTCACTTATTTTCTCAAAATCCCTTTGATCAATCATTGAGGGCATCGCAGTCCTCCTCTCAAATGTTACAGGCTTCAGCGGTAACCATCTGGATAGTGATAGCGTCAGCAGTCCCGGAGGTGATGCAGATCCCAATATAAGTCGGCACGGTGACATCAAACGTACCTGAAATCGTATTGACTACCACGAGAGGGATCGTGGCATGTCCGGTTCCCGCCAGGTTGTGATGCATGATAAATTCGCCCGCCACGACTCCCGAAGCTGAAAGCGGCCCCCTGACTACGGCTGTGATCTCAATCCATCCTTCATCTATTACTGCCGTCCCAACTGGTTTGGTAAATGACACCTGTGCGGTATCGGCGGTAGTGCCAGCCGTTCCAAACGCTATGTCAAAGGTGCTCGCTGCCGTTCCGGCGGCAGTCTTCGTTATATTAAATCTCCAACGAAATGTCGTTCCGATTTTCAATTTACCGGGCAAATAAACTGATGATCCTAAAATATATGTTCTGGTAGTTGCAGCAGGGGTCTGAGCGGCTGTGCTGTAGTTAGTCACCATACCAGATAAGATATTGCCCGAAACATCAACAAGAAAGGCAGGCATAGCCGTAGTGGGGTAACCCGGGGGGGGATAGGTTAATGCCCACGCTTGGGTCGTCAACATAAATACAATCAGAAGTCCGAATACAAAGAGTTTTTTCATTTCACTTCCTCCTTTTTAGCGGGATTTTGTCCCTGCTCCTGTTTTGGAATATTTTTCTTTCCCTCTTCCTGCTTGATCTGCTCGGCCTTCATTATGTCATTCAACCTGATTTCTATAGTTTGCATATCACGTTTGGCGAGCTCAAATTCAGCCATGAGACGGCCCAATTTCTCCTGTAACACAGCCCTCTGGAGTTGAAGCTCTTCTCTTTCACCCGCCCTTGCAATCGTCCACCCGCAGAGGACAGCCAACAGAATTGACAAAATAATCAATTTTTTCATATATAGTCTCCTTTACTGAGCTTTTAAAAAACCACTACCATCTACTACAACCTTCTTTAATACTCCACCCACTACGATATTAATTGGGTTATTAGCATCTGCATTGGAGTCCAATCTCATATATTCCACTCCAGTGCGTTGAAAAGATAATCCATAATCAACGGAAGCAGTTTCATTATCCAAAATATCCCAATATTTAGTGCCGTCTTGGCGGGTTAGCCTTAGAGATGGAATTTCTTTGCGAATCTGTAAATTTGCATTGAGAAGGCTAACGTGACCCCCTGCATTAATATCCATCCATCCCCAAGCACCAGTGATTCCATAAGGTAGATTTTCTCCATCCCTCCAAGAATGGGCATGAAAATAGTTTGGATCTGGAGTTCCAGAAGAAGCAATGTCTCTTATTGAACAACCGTAGAAATTATTTGATTGAGGATATACGGAAAAGGTATTTCTTAAAAGCAATCCACGTTTTGTGCTTGCATGGGTATTCCCAATGTCCACTTCAATAAAGGTGTTAGAGTCAGTAAAATCTAAAACCGCTGGATAGTAAGAAGTCGGAGTACCTGAATCCAAAACTTGTATTACGCCAGCGTGAAAGACATTTCGATGCCAGTCGTTGATGTTGCCTGATTTCGTCCCATCTATCACCATTCCATAAGCATCGCCTATTTGGATGAAAAAATTCTCAATTAGATTTGTGCTTGACCATCCGCCGGAAACATTCTCACAATTCAGATCAAAGGCAGTTCCCCCGACTGCTACATTTAACAGTCGGAAGTTCTTGAATTGAGACATTGTTGCTCCAATGATACTCAAGAGCTTCGTCGCATTATTATTGCCGTCAACCTGAACACCATCGAGAATATATCCGCTTCCAGAATGAGTATATTCTACAACCGTTCCACCACCAGAGGTCTTTTGGATTATGGTTTGGTCAGGGCCAGCAGCTATGATCTTAACTCCAGTCCTTACTGTTGCGTCGCTTCCTTGAGGATAGAACGTGGTTGTGCCAGTAAAAGTCCCTCCAGCCACAAGGATTATTCCTCCACTTGAGGGAAGAGAATTGACTGCGGTTTGAATGTCCGCAACGGTTAGACCTGATTTTATATAAAGGACTGTCGAGGCTCCTCCAAATATTCCACCATCATTAAATTGAAATTGGGGATTTGAACCTCCAGGACTGCCTCCTCCACTACCAGTACCAGAGATTAAATTCTTGTTAGCATCTGTAAAAACAGGCTTTGAAGCGGTCAAACCTGCAATATTTACATAACCATCATTGGTGATACGCATCCTCTCGTAAGTGTTTAAAGAACCAACTGGAACCGTTTGGAATATAATATCGCTTGGAGTTGATGTAACACTGAAAAGTCCAGCTGCTTGAACTATAATTCGAGCTGATGTGTTAAACAAAGCTCCACCACCAAAACCTGCAAAAGAAATAGTCCCCAACGCATCCCCTGATTGTGGAAAGTAAGGGGTCGTTGCTCTCCCCTTAGCAAAATTAAGATATGGCCCACTGGCAGAGTCAATAAACCCTGTCAAGGCAGCATAAGGAGCACCCCCGTAAACAGCAGGATAGAGGGAGATAGCATAAGGGCCACCGCCATATAAAGAAACAAGGTCTAATTGACCAGTTGTTTCCAATCTCATCTTTTCTGCATTATTCACTCCAAATATCATCGGAGCATTAGCCTTACTCCAAAGATATGAATATCCACCATAAGTAGTAAAGGCTGAGGAGTTTATTCTTAGATAAAATTGATCTGCTGTTGAGTCATTGCCTAAACTTATCTGGTTATATGAACCTGTTCCAGCAGAGATATTTCGAGTGGCCAGTGATATCTTGCCGCCTGTATAAGAACCCAAGACGCTCAGGAGATGGTTTGTATAATCGTAGGTAAATATCCCTGAATCTGCTCCAAAAGTGCCGCTTGCGTTAACCTGGACATCCTTATCAGAACCTCCAACGGTTAACCCAGAGGCCGGAGTGGCCCAACCAGGGATTAAATGCCCTCCGCTCGTAACTACTGTCATAATTTGGCCTAAGGTTTGAATGGGCAATCTGTCGGTAGTATTACTGATATTTCGATAAATCATATCCCCAATGGTGGTCATGGGGTCAGACATTCCTCCACCTGAGCCTGAAGCCCAATTTAAAATGCCAACCCAACCATTTCCAGAAGAAGGTACTTGAGTAATAGCCGGAACATACCCAAGAGTTCCTGCTCCTCCTGGGATTTCCCAAATGATGCTCTGGGAGATGGAGTTTGGAGCCTTCAACCCAATGTATGTCGTGCCATTTACGGTAGCTTCTCTTAACCTAAGTTCTGCTCCCACGGAAGATGAACCAGAAATATCCAGTTGGGAACTAGGATTTACTGTCCCAATTCCGACTTTTGCATTTAAAGTCAATATTTGGCTGACTGGATCATCAGCAAATACCCCATAGATCAATGACTTGGTGTATTCATCCGAGGCGGACGGTCTCGCTCTGTCATCAATAAGAAAAACATTACTTCCGGTTTGGTGACTTCCAGCAAAATAACCAATAAAAACATTTCCTGATCCAGTTGAGTTCCCATATCCTATAAAGGGAGAACCGGCTGCGCCTCTACCAATATATATATTGGACGAGCCAGTCGTATTCGAGCCACCCGATTCTTGCCCTAAAAATGTGTTATCCTGTCCAGTTGTGTTTTGACCTCCAGAATATTGACCCAAAAAAGCATTGTCTGAACCGGATATATTTGATGCTCCAGATGATGTTCCGACAAATGTATTCTCATATCCGGCAATGTTTGCCTGTCCCGCTGATGCTCCCATAAAAGAGTTATAATATCCAGTGGTGTTATTCTGTCCCGCTGATGTCCCCATAAAAGAATTCCCTTGTCCGGTAGTATTACTGTACCCAGCAATCGAACCAAAGAAAACATTACTGTTTCCGGTGGTATTATATATTCCAGAGTTGATACCAACAAACAAATTGTATTGACCATCTACCCCACCGATATGACTTAAACTTCCTCCACCATTCCCAAATATAAGACTTCCAGCAAAGTTAGTTTGGTCGGGGAGATAAATCATTTGATATGTATTAACCCTCATTTTTCCCTTTATTTCCAATTCATAAGAATGGACTGTCCCAGTTGTTTTATCAAATGTGAAATTTAGATTTCCTCCAAATGCCCCGCCGTCGTTGAATTGAACTTGAGTATTTGAACCCCCAGGAGTACCACCCCCAGGCAGCGGAAGCACCGATTGAAGGCTATAGCAATGAACGATTCCGCCTATTGTACCAGGAGGACTATTATCACTGGTTACATAATAATCTGAATCCGCTCCAAAGCAAAATGCAGGCAATAGGGCCACAAGAAAAATAATAAGGAGACTCTTAATTTTTTTCATAGGTTATCTTCCCACCCCGATGCGTAGAGATAAGATGCAGCACCCCCGTTGGCCCAATAAATGTTCGTGCTTTCAAGGATCATTTTAACGAGCATTCCCTCATAAGTAGCGGCATAATTGCTTGCGGGGACTAAAAGGCAAAGAGGCGGGTTTGTGGTGCTATCAGTTCCACCGTAATTATTATTCGGGACCACGGCAATGCCCCAGTTATTGAGCTCATAGAGTTCGAGGGCAATTTGAAAAGCGGTAGGGGGAACAAAGTTTCCGACTGGTACGGCTACCCATGTGGGTGTGGTTAAATTGCCTGCCGCCCCGCTTGCCATCACGGGAAGACCTGACCCGCTGTTGACGTACTGGACTGTGCGACCATATTGAATTATTGGAATTAAATACTTATTTGCATCCGTTCTGACCCAACCTAATCTTACTCCATAGGTATAGCCAGAAAGCGTGGGGTATGTTGCGCTGAGCGAAATCACTCCGGTCAAGGTAGATGTAGTGGGGTTATAAAGCGCCCACACCGCATACCACGTGTTTGCAGCTAATGATCCGGTATCGAGGCCACCTGCCCCAGAGACCCCAGTATTTATGGTTAGATTCACGCCTGATTGCCTGAGCGATAGGCCAAGGGTTGAATTCCAGAGGTTGATAAAATTAGCCAAGATGGTCAACTGTGTGGTGGAAGTTACCTTAATTGCCAGCCCACTAAAGTCGCTGGTTTGCACTATTGGAAGCTCCGGCTTCGTCACGATGTCGGAAAGCACCGTGATCAGAGTGGATATGCTGGCGTCGGAGATTGTGTAACCCTTAGCTTTCAGCATTTCTCCCATTGCCCTGACGAAAGTAGAAAGCTGGTAAAACAATTTATTAGCCGTCAGGGATGGGAAAATCTGTCCATTCGGAGCACCGCCCGATCTTTGAGAATCCGCCAAATAAGCTGTGTCATCTTCTTGGTTTACTTTGTTAGGGTTCCATTGCAATAAATTATTTGAGCCTGCCATAATTTTCTCCTTTTAAATCCATTTTCCTAAATCCCAGCCGGATACAAAGCTATCGACCCTGTCAAAACCGAAGAATGGCATCGAGCCGTATGAGAGATTCATTAAAACCCCCTGTGGCCTCGGAACAATGTAATCATGGGTTATCAAACCAATTATAATGGAAGAAAAAGCCCCGCTCAGTAATACAGTGAAACTCATGTCCTGGTTCGTTTGAGGGAAAATCTTTCCTCCAGGAAAGACCCTTTGCCATAGTGATTGAAGGCTGTCAATCGTCCCGTCCCACATGTTCTTCCCTATCGTGGCCAGTATTAACGTGCGATAAGTATTGTCATCAAGAGTTGGGCTTGGTATTTCTTGAACCGACACATCGTCAATGTAGAATTCGGCTGCTACGGAACCGGAATTATTTATAAAATATATGTTGGGGTCAGCCCCAATGCAGGTTCTCGTAAATTCTCCATATATCCAAGAACCAGTGGTGGTGTAGATATGGGCATCAGTATCGGGTTGTACCCTTAATGTTCCATTGACTAAATAATACCAAAAGGAAAACTTATATGTTTTACCTGTTATTATTGATAAAGGTTGGCTAAATCCCCCATAACTTGGAGTTGAATCGATAATGTGAGCAGAATAACTTCCGCTATGTTTCTGAACTCCACTTTGTTCAAAAGTTTCTGGGGTAAAAGCAGCACTCCACCCCGTAGGCGGATTTCCAGTCTCCATTCCCCCATTGGTCACTAACTCTGGCCCGTTAGACGGCTGAAAGCCAACGGTTCTCGATACACCCACATAGCCCCCCAGGATGTCAAGTTGGTTCCCCACGGCGTTATCCACATCAAAGGCCGCTGGCAGAGAATTTGCACAATTCTCAATGTCGATAAACAATTGGAGTGCCGCCTGAAGCCACGCCGTGAATTTAGGTCGGGTTTTGTGCTCGGACGTTATTAAATTTTTGTAGTAGTTTAAATCAAATTTCATACGCTCGTTACCGTGATATTAGCCGCAATTCCTTGGCAAACTTCATTAAAGTTGATAGAAATATCAGTTTGTGCAGGCGTCCCGCCGTGCAAGCAGGCCCCCACTGACTCTATGGAGAAAATAGGCTTAGTGAGATCCGGCATCAATGAAAGCGTCGCCCCTACTATCCCCGTTAATACTGTCACCAGTTCTCCTATCTGAAGAGAATTTAGGTAATTGACAATTGCCGTCTTTATTTGTGCCAGAAGGGCGGACGTCCCTCCAGGCAAGAGGTGTATGGTCATCATGACATCTATCGGCTTATACGTGGGCCGATAGAAATGTATTTGAGTAACAAACCCATACACTGGGTCTGTGACATCTACTTCTGTGGTCCCATTGGTGTACGCATAATTGCTGTTATTGTAAATGGCATAGGCAATGTCCGATTGAGCACCGCCCTCCACGACGCATGTGATTGAGTGAGCGGGTGTCCCGTATGTATCGGGAGATCCAGTCGGGTTCTCAAAGATGTTGTACCTTGTCACCCCATTTATGCTGGCTATGGCACCCATCGTGCCGACCAGGAGGGTCTTTGAGGGTAATGCGATGCTGATAGCCTGTCTCGCTCTCAACTGCGCATCCGTCTCCGCGGGTTGACCGAGAATGGCTGCGTTAACGTTCGTCACGCTCACCCACCCGTAGGTTGGAGTGACTATGCTGGTTATGGTTCCCGGAAGAGCGGCTATTGCGCCTATAGTTTGACATGTGGCGGTCACTGTGATGGCGCCTTGAGCGGGAATTGTTACTGATACGGGTAAATTCCACTTGTAACCAGCACTGTCCCCCACGACCCCATTCAGGATTATAGTCCCTGCGTATCCGTTTATCGTCACGTCGCATGTGGAGAAGGATGCGGCCTTTCTGCTGATGCCATTAATTTTCATAAGGGAATCAAGGGCCGTTTGGATAGCAGTCAATGGGGATCTGTTATTGTAATCAAGCTGAAGGGTCTTCATGGTGTCCGAGGCAAGCAGCGCCATCACGGAAATCCATTGGTAATCCTGGCTGTCGTTGCCTAAGTATACATCCGACCCAAAGATAGACTGGTAGTTTGACACCAAATAAGCGAGAATGTCAGCGTAAGATGGTAAAATCAATCCTGCAGATCCAACATAAGGAGCCTGATAACTCATTTAACCTCCTGTAGCCACAGTGCCGTAAGTAGTATTGACATTGGCTTGAAAACTGTACTGCCTATTCACAAAGCTTGAAGAGAAATTTTGAATTCCTATTACTCCTTGTGTCCCCAAAATCCTCGCCGTATAGATAGCGTCGATCTTATCTTTGGGAGTCCTTTGACCAAGAATCTGCTGCCATAAAGGAAGTCCATCTGTAAGATCTTCCCACCATTCCCCGTATAAAAGCTTGAGGCGTGTGACCACGGCCTGCCCCACGGCATCCCTGCCAGTTAAAAAGTCATTCGATCCGCTGCCCGTGATCATATCACCATTGCTGTCAAGCTTCCTGTATTTCATGACGTTCCCATGGGTAAAAAATACAAAAATGAAGTATAAGCCCCCGCACTGATAACCTGCAAAGTAGTGCTGTAAGTCTCCCCTTTTCTCACGGGAAAACAAAATGAGTTTGAAGGGATAAAATCAAGACCACCATACATAGATATGCCAGCTGTTCCGCAAAGCACGCCGCCTGCATATCCTAATAGTCGAACAATTACATTTGGTGCTCCATCAACAAACCCACCATGTAAGAATCCATCAGTATCAGCCGTGTAAGATGATCCTACGGCTTTAGTCTGTCGAGCACCGAATGATGAGACCTTTTGAGTTATGATATTAAGGGTGTCCGTAGTAAGCTCTATGCTCTGGCTTCCAAAGACAAGCTTCACATGGTCCGCTGAAAGCTCAATATAATTCGTTCCGGCATCGTTCCTCATTTGAATTGAATTTTGAGAATACCCCTGGAGCACCCTTGGCTGACTCCATGGAGCAAGGATGGCAAAAGCGTCACTAAGATCGTGTCGCCTCCTAAACATCTGATCCTGAATCCCCCCTGCACTCCACCAGGAGTCTATGCAACTATCGGAGAAAATGAGCAGGCACTCATCCCCCTGGCTTATTGGGAGCGTGATTGAGAATCCCCCGCTGCGAGGAAGGATGATAGGGACGTCGACAATAAGAGGAAGCCTCTGCCGAGACAAAACCCCGTCAATATTTATCCTCTCCGTAATACAGGGCTGAACCGTCACGGTTTGCTTTGTGGCATCAAATGACTGGATGATGCCAGGCATCGCCACATGAAGACGAAACATCACGTTATCGATGATCCTTCTGAAAAGCTCTTCCTGTTCTCCTAATCTCTCTGATACACCCTGCATTATTTCACCTTGTATGAAGTGGGGTAAATTCTGATATATCCGAATATTTACCTTTAACGTTTACCCCCGTCACATCCACGTACCAATCATTCCCACGTGTGTCCCCGACATAAGAAACCCCAATGATTTTGAATTTAAATTCTCGGTCCAAAGCAGTCCAGAATTGACCAACCGTAGCCCGTCTTGTTTTTATGGCGATACTTTGAGGAATTTGAACCACTGTGAGAGGAGCAGTTATTTTGAGACGGGGATCAAGAAGATGGCGAAATTTAACTCCAAACTCCCACTGTTGGGGCGTCCCAATAAGACCAGTTTCTGGATCAATGACAATCGGATCTGCTAAATACGGTTCAGCAAGCTTTGCAACATTCCATTCTCCATTTTCTATAAAGGAATAGGCATCTTCATCCTGACAAATCCATCTCATTAGCTCCGGAGGCTCCCCAAACATGGTACATCCCCTGGGACTTTGTTTTGTACTAAGGGTTGGAGATATCGTCCCTATTGGTATTGGCTTATGAGCGTTTTTTGCCATTGTCGCAATCATGCCAGCGTAATCGTATCCCGCCATCTTGGTGGCATTTACAAAATTGGATTCCAGGAGGCCCAACCCATCAAGACATCGAAGAGTAGTTTTATAATCAACGACATTCTCTCTATCAAAAAAAGGCTGCCAAACTTTTCCGCTGAAAATAGAGCCATAAGGACCATCTTTATAACCAGCCTGAAAATTTACCCCCACCAATTCCTGAATGGCAATTTGCTCCGTTTCACTTGCAAAATTCCAAATCGTGAAATCTGCCCAAAATCCCTGTGCAAATACGGATTTTTGAATGTTAAATTGCATCTTTAATGGCGTTGGTTGATCGCTTGAAATCTCCAAAGCCTCCGAAGGAAGAGGCGTAGCTTCCGCTCCAAAATAAGGAGCTAATTCGGGCTTTAAAGTTACAAGGAGCTTCCATTTCCTTCCGTAATACTTAACTGTCATTATCCACCTGAGATATGAATGGCCGAGCCATTCCAAAACTTGTATTGATGGGATGTCATATTGTACCAGCGATATCCATCATGCTCCATTCCCCACCCAGTTGTGTTTGGATCTGTCATCAAATAAGGAGTCTCGGGTTGTGGCACGGCAGATGGAGTAGGAAGCAGAGCCTGCGCCACGGAGACCGGGACGGCTGCGGCAGGACCCGTGTCGCTGTAAACCAATTCAAAATCCGTGCCGAGGTTTTTGTCGTCCGGCTGCTTCGATGGATCGCCACTAACGTTTATTAGGTAAAGGCTTCCAATGACAAGATAAGCATATTGCTCTAATAGATTTGCCGCCGGAAATACACCTGGAAGTAATGGGATACCGCAAATATAAGGAACTCCCGTCGGGGGATACCTTATGTCCATTGTCCAGTATCCCGCAGTCTCGTTGTAGGACAGAAAAAATTCAAGCGTCAAATTCCTCCCGTCTATATTGACCTGGGCCTGGAACTTCTGATTTGGGTCAGATGATAAAGGAATAATTTGATCGCTCATTAATAACTCCCAGTCGCCCCACTGGCGTAACTTCCAGTCGCTCCCCCGAAACTTTTAGACTCTTGCGGGGATAGTGAATGGCATTGTAGTGTGCCCTCATTGGTGATATCCGATGTATCCTTCCTTGCGGATACCGGAACTTTTAAAACTTCAGCTGTGAATATCTGCTTCATCACTATGGTTGCACGAAGAGCAAACCTGGTTTTAATGTCGTCCTCCGTTGGCATACTCTCAATCACCATATTGTTGTATACCTGAAGCCTCGTATATAAGGTGATCGGCTGGCCAGACATCTGAAGGTCGAGAAATTCCTGATATGCCGATTTTGATTTAGAAGGGTCCCCGTTGTAAGATTCTGTCATTTTTTCAAACCCAGGCGGGACGTAAACATCCATCACATCACTCATCCCTATTTCGATCGAGACCCGCGTTGGAAGTTGATATGAATGATCAGAGATGTTGGCCCCGGTCTGAATGGGGTGTTCCGTTATCACACGGGACGGGTAATGCATCGTCTTAAAAACAGCATCGAAAAAATAAAACGTTGGTCCTCCGGTCTTTTGAATTTCCATGTAGACGAGTTGAATTTCATCGTTTCCTTGCGGAGGTTTGTATCCCATTTCAACCTCCTCCCACCGAGCTCATCAGTCTTATCTGTCTTGAGCTTCTTCGGCGCCTCTCTTCTTCGGCGGCATCCAATATTGCTCTCTTCACTTCTTCAGGATTTCCCCCATGGACAGTTACGTTTACATTAAAGTCCCCTTCGGTCACGTTTGATGAAGGATAATATCTACCGGCTGTTTTTAAAATGTACTCCTCCACGGACGGGTACATTCCCCCTTTTCCCTGTCGTCTCCATGGATCATAAAGTGGCTTCCCTCTCTGTAGGGATTCGGCATATCCTTCGCCCGCATACCAGGCGGCCGCCACAAGTCTTTCATCCCCGAACTTTTTCATATAATGACTGAACATGAAAGAAGCTACCTGCTCTTGGTTCCCTGGGGTCATAGGGGCGTTTGCTGGCAAACCAGCTTTCGGAGCCCACTGTGCCCAAGTTCCGGGCATGATCTGATACTTGCCTCGTGCCCCGCTGGGATTATAAGCGTAATAATTTCCTCCCGATTCCTGAGCCGCTATGGCCTCACGGATAGAAGAAATTCCTGAAAGAAATTTCGTTACGCCAGGCAAGAATCGCAGGATTGGAATTCCAGCTTCAAGCGCCCTTCCCAAAGTAGACGGCTCCGCCCTACCTTCTTTAGCACGGATTTCTCCTACACTTCCTTTTCTTTTTTCTTCAATTGCTCCCATTTTCAAGGCGCCTTTTTCTATTTCATCCATCATGTGACTCAATCGCTCAGCGGCCTCGCTATAATTCCCAGTAAGAATAAGGGATATCGCATGGGCAGCGATTATGGCGGTCTTTGCAAATGTTGATAAGAAGGTAAGACCCTCTTTTAGAAATGCAATAAAATTTGCTTTTCCTTCGGACGTAGAAAGCCCAAAAAGCTTGAAAAAGAGATTACCAATACTCTCCTGTAATTTGTACCAATCTGTCAGGATTTCTTTAATCTCCGGCCAAATTTCCTTTACGACACGGAGAATCTTCATCAAAAAATCAGATATCCTTTCCGTCCACATTGGAAGATTAGATTGAATATAGGTATTTAGTTTACGCATCCACTCAAGAGGATCAATGCCAGCTCGTTTAAGTCCCTGCATGATGAAAGAGGTAAGGAAGCGTGCACCAAGCTGCATTTCCATTCTGAGCTTTGTGAATTCAAAGGTGATATCCCGCACATACCGGAGATTCTTTTCTACGTCTGGCCCTCCTATCATTTTCTCAATGCCCATCAATTCCTTTAATCTTTCCCTTAGTTCGGGCACCCACATCACTTCTTCAAGAGGTCTACCCAGGGCGTCCAGCGCCATTTTCAGACGCCTCGCCTGATCGGTCGCCATGAACATACGCATGGCAAACACTTGATAATTCAAATCGGCAGTGGCAGTTTTTTCCATCAAGGCAATGGTGGCGGCTGTTATTGAAGCGAGAGCGGTGACAACCGTTGCTGCGCCCCTAACGAAATATGTCCCCATTTTGGAGCTGTGTTCTTCGGCGAGTTTGGAGATGTTTTTCAGGGTCTGCTCGAATTTGGCATATGAGGCGGTATCGATCTTAAATCCGAGTCCGACAAGGTATTCTTTGATAGTATTAAGGTCAAAGGGCATCGGCGTCCTTTCTCAACTTCATCCATCCTTGGTATCTTTTCTCATTCTCCGCTTTCGTCTCAGCCATTTCGTACCAGTCAAGAAGGTCTTCAAAAGTATAAGTCCCGTCCCAGACTTCGTGTTGTTTCCATTCGCCCGCCATTACGGGGCCATAGGCGAATTGATCGACGGTTTCGCACCGGGCGGCACTAAATCCCGGAGAGTCTTCAACCCCTCGCTCAGTGCGTTTCCTTCGAAAAAACTTGTTAGGTTGAATATGAGGGCATGACCCATCAGCATCAGCACCGTCATGACATCCGGTTCCTCTACCGCCCATCTCCCGTCCGGCATCAGGATGTCAAGGGCCGCCTCGTCATTTCCCAACGGCCTCAGCTCTTTGCACACCTTTAGGCAGTCCATTTGGAGGTCTACGAACTGCTGCCTCGTCATTATGGTGCGCTGTACCGCCATTCCCATCGAGCCGAGCAGTCCTCCAACATCAGTTTCAGATTGATTTCCCACGGCTGAAAGCACCATCTCGTCGAACCCAAGGGGAATCATGGTATACATAAGTTGATAAAGAATGTAGCTCCCAACAAGCGGAGTGAACTTCTGTATCCTCCATCGCCTATCCGACAATTCGATGTCTTTGTAGGTCTCACGTTTCTGCATATGTTCCTTTCTTATGCGTTAATGGTCTGAATGTCAGCCGCCATCAGAGGCCAATGCCTGACTTGACCTGATCTCTGGTAAGGCTGATCGGCTAACTTTTGAAAACTCATCCCAAATAGATTGTGAGATCTTCCGGTCACGATGTCCCTAATAGTTGCAGTCATCAAAGCCCATTGGTCCGGAGTTGCGATGAGAACTTGGTTATAGGTCTTCAAGAGCCATTCATCAAGATCGCTCGTTTGCTGAACTTCCAGAGTCACAATGCCGTTATTCCCTAAAATTTTGGATATCATCACGATCCCGTCTGCGGCCACACTATGCTCCGTTTTTTCAGTGGACATCACGATGCTGACGCTCCCAACCCCTGTCTGTAGACCCCCCGCACCGGCAAAGGCAAATACCCCCGTCAATGGGTGATCTAACGCACCTGCCACGTTCTGAAAGCTATAGACGTACATTTTTTATCCCTCCTTTATCAGTCATATCAATCTACATTGACCTGGATAAGAACGCCCTGAACGCCTCCCGCCTCATGACAGGCCACATAAATAGGAGGTGCCTTTCTTGCCTGTCTGTCTGCATTCGATTGAGAAGCCACAGTCTGAGACTGCACCACATATCCCCTCGGCATTGGATCACCGGGGTTCAATTTCAATATGTTTATAAGCCCCATCCATGTCCCAGGAGCCAGATACCCTATGGTCACCGCCTGATCACAAGCCTGGTTGATCACGTGAACGATCTGATTGACACCCGCTTCGGTTTGGGGAATCTTGGGAGTCCCGTAGAGCAGGTCCATAACGTTCAATTGGATATTCACCGCCAGCATGTCGGAGTTTATAATTTGATCGAGCCATCGACCAGAGGGCATCGCTCCTTTCTCGAAGAAGTCATAAAACCCGCCCCGCTCGATATAGACGTTGCCATTATTTCCCTCTATGGTCTGAATGTCGTTCTCACTCAATGGATTGCTCAGGGCCAGGTTCTCAGGAGTCACGCCCACGAGGGTTTTGAAGTCTATGATGAAGGCGGAATTTGCAAGTCCGGTATTAAGCCCCATTGCCCTTCCCATGCCCGCAGCCATCGCATAGGGAACGGTGCTCCACAGCCCTATTGAGCGATTATAATTATTTCCCTTGAGCACACTAAAGACATTCCCTGCCACCCCCGACCTTGCGTCTCCATCCGAGGTGTCTATCATATAAATTGAGGGAGGAGTGGCGCTCTCAGCCCACAATGCTAAAGCAATGTCATCCGCTTTTACCGCTCCGCAAAAGTAACCCGCATACCAATGGGGACTCACCGCCCTACAAGCCTGCATGGCTAATGTGGGATCTTCATTCTGAACGGCGGTGATATTTACCTTGAATCCCGTGCCAAGTCCCCCCGTGGTGCTGAGGCCATTGGCTACCGCATAGCCCGTGCCATTGGTCTGAATCTGGAAAGTTAGAACAACGCCGGCATTTACCGTGAGAACTTTTACGGTTCCACTTACCCCGCCACTCTGAACTACTGTGCATATATCATTCACGGCATAACCAGTTCCCCCCGCATTAAGGGTCAATGTTCCCATTGCACCGTTGTCCTGTCTGCCGACTGAAAGGTATAGGGGAGCTGGGCTCTGGGCAAAATAAAGCTGAGCGGCCAGATACTCGGGGTCAGTGATTTGGAAGTTGTCCGTAATCATGCCCGCAAGATCCGTGTAGCGCTTCACCCTTGTGGCCGTGGGTATGTGAATGCTCACCCCCATGATAAGACCTTCATTGAAGGTGGGCCTGGGGGCCGCTGCCAGAGCTATTTGGATCACAATCTGAACAATGTTGTTGAGAGTTAATGGAATCATGGTCTTTTCCTCCTTTAAGAAATTTGAATTAGTTCATCTATCCCCTGGTCTGTTATCAATTCTACGCCCGAGCTCTTAATAAAATGACTATCTGCATTTCTAACTATTCCTTCATAGAACCTTATGTAAAAATCACACCTATCCCACCATTGCCCTACCCAAGGCTCAGGCGCCCTGACTGGAAGCGGGATATTGGGAATAATCGAAAGATTGTTCTGGTCAAGCATCTCCTGAATCTCTGGAGACAGTATTTGCTCCCATATAGAAAGGGCATGATCACTTGAATTCGGCCCATAAAATATCCAGTTGATCCGGTTGACGGCCACATAGGACATGGCCCTGTTCTGACTGTCGGGTTGAGGGTTTGAATATTTTACGTCCCTGATCCTGGCGTATGGGTCATCGTCACGGCTGACGTATATAAACCCCACGTCATCAGTCCTTCCCCATGCCGGAGCACCCACCGGAGGCCACCCTATCCTAATCTTATCGGGATCAGGAATGACGGTCAGAACATTAAGAATACATCCCGTTCCTCCTGAAGGAATGACCGTGGTCAAAAGGCCTGACCCGATCTCATACCCCGTCCCAGGATTGAGGATAACTATTCCCGCTACTGCACCCCCTGCGCCAACTTCCACTACCTTTACCGTGGCCCCTGCTCCCCCGCTCTGTACGACCGTGAGCACATCATTTAAATGATAGCCGCTTCCTCCGACATTGATTGAGGCGGCGGCGACCTCCCCATTTATGCCCAAGACCTCACACGTGATAAGTTGGAAAAGGGTCTCTAAATCTGAGATGGATTTGTATGTATCCATTAATCACCTATCATGCGAATCCCCAGGGCCTCATAGAATCCGTAGTCTTCATGGGAGTGGACCTTAAAAATCCTCCATCTATCATCACTCCATAGTATCTGATCGCTCGTTATCGCACCTGCCACGCTTGCCGCACTGGTAATAAAGATTTCAGAATGCGAAACGAACTCCATCACCCCCCGGATTCTATCCCCTTCTGGCACCTGCATTAGCTCACTGGCCTCCACATGGAGCACGATCCCGTCCATGATGATCGTTTCCTCTTTCGTAATTGACCATCTTCCCCCAGCCCACGCCCCGTGCTGTCTAAAGACGGTAAATTTCTGACTGAAATCACGATCAAATACTATTTCACTAAGATCGATCATTTCCCCCTCACAAAAAACTGACTGGAAGCCAAAAGCTTATTTCGTTTACCCGCCCCCCGCTGGTCGTGATTAGATTCGTCACTTTATATCTTTGGTTTGCATTTCCTCCAGAGAGCCAAATCACTGTTGCACTACTGGTAAAACTTGTGGCCTGTATAATCAGCCCCGGAGCCGTCCATGCGCTTGCGATGATGACATCTCCCAACAGCCATTTACTCCAATCGACTTCATAATCCAAAATGGCTACGGGGTCCTTTATCGGGGAAATCCAACCTTGAGAGCCAAAACTGAAACTTTGCGCCATCAAGTTGTCGAATGGAGCGAGCAACGACAGAATAATAAAAATAATGATGACGAATTTCTTCATGGCATAACTCTCAACACTCGATCCTCAACAGGATGAATAATACTTCTCAATTCCTCGGGATGAATTAATACAATCGGAGAAACAGGACTGCGCCATGTGCTCCCATTTCCAATAATAAAGCTCATCCCATTTAAGGTCAGCACAAAAAAATACTGATTTATCACGTGTACGACAGAAGACCCAGAAGCGTATAAAGAGGCGGAACTAAGGGCCTCGGAAAGAAGGGCAAGAAGTAATGAGTTATCTGAAAAGGACGAAAGTTGGGCCAACGTCTCAGTTAAGAAATATTGGTTTCCCCCCATGGAGGAGTAACCAGATTTTTGAGCAAGAGCATTTGAGACCATAAGGGATAACAGGGGGGACTGGACCAGGCCGGACTTCTGAGCCATGGCCACCGACCCTTGGATTTGTCCGATATTAGAATTTAACAACCCCGAACTTTGCGCCATTGAAAGACTTGACGCAACCGTCCTTAAAACGGAATCGGTAAAATTAGAGACCTGCGCTAATGTCTCGGTTGAAACATATACGTTTCCCCCGAAGGTAGAATAGCCAGAGGCTTGGGCCAATGTCTCTGAAAGTAAAATTGCTTCGATGCCAGAACCCAAATAGCCCGAGATTTGCGCCAAGGTCTCAGTGGGAAATGAAGTCCTTAGAGACGATCCAGAATAGCCAGAGATTTGGGAAAGCAGATAAGAACCCAGTGCAGTGTTATAAATTGAATTAGCAATGCCGGAGACTTGGGCCAACGTAATGGATGAATTATATACAGTGCCCCCTGCCCCCACATTCCCGCCTTCCCAATCGTCAACATAACCATTTCCAGAACCATATGCGTAGATTCCTGCTGATCCAGAAGCTATGTCACTACCAGCGGCTTGTGTCCCTTTGGAGACACCGTTTA